TATCAGCACAAATAGACGAAAAAGAATTGAAGTCTTTGATTAAGGACTTAGAGAGCCTTAATATGTCTGATAGTAAAAATAAATCGTTATTAAAACAAGGTATGAGAAAAGCTGCTAAACCTTTATTACAAGAGCTTAAATCTATTGTTCCAGTTGATTCTAAGCAACTTAAAAAATCATTAGCTATCATCAATGGCAAAAATGTAAAAGGTAAACCTCCAACGGTATATGTAGGTCCAAGAGTTAAAAAGTCATTTGCTAGTAAAGAAAAATCAGGTTTTTATTTTTATTTCTTGGAGTATGGATTTAGAGGTATTCCAGGATTAAGGATGTTAGACAGAACGGCATCATCTAAAGGCAATTTTGCTCTTAGTAATGTAATAACTGAAATAAAAAAGCTTATAGATAAAAGGATGAAATAATGGAAGTAGGCAAAGTCATATATAATATATTAAGCAATAATGCAACTATAAGCAATTTATTGACTAGTGATTCTAACACTAGAATATTTCCTAGTAGATATAACTTTCCTAAGAATGTAAAGCTTCCATATATTACTTATCAGATGTTTGCTGATGAGCCTAACAACACAAAGAACGGAGCTTCAACTTATGACTATGTAAGAGTGCAAATAAGCATATATCATAATAGTTATAGCAATATGATTACTCTAGCTAGTTTAGTTAGAACTGCTTTAGATTATACAAGTGGTACATATAACGGTGTAGTAGTAAACAAGATATTTTATCAAGATCAGAACGAGTTATATGATGATTCAGCTGGTACTGTTGGATTATATGGTATAGCTCAAGATTACAGATTAAACATAAATAGATAGATATGTATAAAGTAAAAATTAAAAAAGATATTGAATGTAGAGGTGTAGAATATAAAGAAGGCGAATCTTACGAAGTGGGTAGAGTAGTTAGAAATTTTCTACTAGCAAATGATGCAATCGATATAAAAACGAAAAAATCTAAGAAGAAAAAAACTTCTGAGGATTTAGATATTAGCTAATTATAAATTTTTAAAATAGAAAAACAATGGCGATTTTTAATGGAACGGATTTAATCCTAAAAGTCAGTCCATCTCAAGGTGGAACGGCTGTAAAGATGATGCACTCTCAGACTGTATCATTGTCGGTTAATACTGACACAATAGATATTTCAACAAAAGACTCGGCTGGTTTCCGAGATTTAATTGGTGGACAAAAGTCTTTTAGTCTTTCGGCAGATGGACTTATGGACTTTGCTACTGGTGGTACTGATACTGAGCTAGATGAATTATTTACTCAAATGTTAGCAAGAACTCCAGTAACATTCATATTTGGTAGAGATGACGCTTCTTTATATAATATGAGTGGTTCTGGTTTTATTTCTTCAATAGAGGTAAGTGGTGGTACAGAAGATGCACCTACTTACTCAGTATCTATCGAAGGAACTGGAACGCTGACAGTAGCTTAATAAATACTTTTTGTTGGTTGTGGGGATTGAGCTACGGCTCGTCCCTCAACTAGCAAATTTAAAACCAACAAAATATGTACGAAGTAGTTATAATAAACGGAAAAGATTATCCAGTAAGATTTGGAATGAACTCTTTAAGAATGTTCTGCAAAGATACTGGAAGAAGTTTAGCTGACTTAGATAAGCTAGGGGAAGGAATAAGCTTAGATGATGCTTGTTATTTAATTCTTAACGGAATAAAAGACGGCTCTCGAGTAAGTGGGCAAGAATGTTCTTTAAAAGTTGATGATGTAGCAGATATGCTAGATGAAGATTTCGAGGCTTTAAATAAAGTCTTAGAGATATTTTCTACACAGTTTTCTGCTAAATTTGAAACGGAGGGAAACGACAAAGCCACGAAAGTGGCGAAGAAGAAATAACTTGGGATAAGTTAGAGGCTGTTGCTTATGGACTTGGGTTGTTACCTAAAGACTTTTGGAGTATGACTTTCCATGAGTTTTTATGTACTCAAAGAGGCATAAACGATAGATTTGAAATAGAGCAAAGATATGAATGGGAAAGAGTTAGATGGTTGGCGTGTGTAAGCTTACAACCTCACACAAAGAAAGGACAGAATCTAACTCCTCAGAAACTAGTTAAGTTTGATTGGGAGAAAAAGCAAGTTAAAACCGACATTGAAAAACAAAGAAAAAGAGCAGAATATATAAGTAAAAAATACGAATTGCTAAATAAAGACAATGGCACAGAGTAAAACATTAAGCGTAAAACTATCATTAAACGATAGACAATTTCAAAGCAGTCTTAAAAAAGCTACACGCTCTTTAAATAGATTTGGTAGTTCACTAAAAAAAACTGGTAGAAATTTAACAACTTCTATAACATTACCAGTATTAGGATTAGGAGTAGCTTCTGCAAAATTAGCTTCTGATTTTGAGGAATCATTAAACAAAGTAAATGTCGCTTTTGGTCATAGTTCTGAAATTATACAAGACTTTGCTAAAACTACTTTAGATAGTTTTGGTATAGCTGAAGGTAGTGCTTTAGAAATGGCTAGTCTTTTTGGAGACATGGCTACATCAATGGGACTTAGTCAAATCGAGGCTGCAAATATGTCTAAAGTTTTAGTAGGTTTGGCTGGAGATTTAGCGTCATTTAAAAATATTGGAATTGAACAAGCACAAACTGCTCTTGCTGGTATATTTACTGGACAGACAGAAAGCCTTGTAAAACTTGGTATTGTAATGACTGAGGCAAATCTTAAATCCTTTGCCTTATCTCAAGGTATGGATGCTAATGTGAAGTCTATGACTCAAGCTGAAAAAGTTGCTTTGAGATATCAATTTATTTTAAAATCAACTGCTAATGCTCAAGGAGACTTTGCGAGAACTTCTGAGGGTGTGGCTAATACTACCAGAAAAGTCTCTGAATCATTAAAAGAACTCGGAACAGATTTAGGACAAATTTTGTTACCAGTAACTAAAAAAGTTCTCGAAATATTAAAATCCGTTATAAGTAGATTTAATAACTTTTCTGATGAAACTAAAGAAACAATAATTCAAATAGCTTTACTTGGTGCAGCTATTGGTCCTATCATTGTAGTTTTAGGAAGTTTAGTATCATCTTTAGCTGTGATAATTCCTATTGCTGTTAAAGTTGCTGCTGCTATAAACCCAATTACAATAGCTATAACTGCTGGTGTAACAGCTATCGGTTTATTTATAAAAAGAATTAGAGACCTAAAAAAAGAGCATGACGAATATAATAAAGTAGTAGGAGACTTTGAGCCATTTCAAGAGTCTTTTGTACCTACAATTACAACACCAGTTACTCCAACTATTGAAAGGAGTTCAATACCTAAAACAATAGAGCCAATAAAAGCTATGGCTGTTGGTTTAAAAAAATTAAAAAACGAATTCAAAACACTTACACCAATAGTAGAAAACTTTGAAGAAAGTTTGACAGGTTTTGATATTGTTGAAGAAAGATTGACTAATAGTTTTCAGTCTTTTGGTAATGTTTTACAAGGTGTTTTTGCTCAATCATTACAAAGTTCAGAAGGTTTCTTTAAATCTTTTGTAGAAGGCTCAAAACAAGCTATGAGAGCTTTAATGTCTCAACTAGCTGCTACACTAGCTTTAAATGCTTTACTAGGTGGAAGTAAATTTGGAAATTTATTAGGACTTAGTGACATAGGAGGTATTGGAGGTATTGGCATTGCACTAAAAGATTTACTAGGTATGGCTAACGGAGGACTAGTCACTGGAGCTACTTTAGCTATGGTTGGAGAAGGACCAGGAACATCAATGAGTAATCCTGAAGTAGTTGCTCCACTTGACAAACTTAAATCAATGATTGGACAAGGAAACGGAAGTATTGAAGTATTTGGTTCAATAAGTGGTCAAGATATTTTATTAAGCTCTACAAGGGCTAGAAATAACAGAATAAGAACAAGAGGTTACTAATGGCAATAGACCCAAGAATACAATATAAGTTTAGAAGTGATAGAGGAACTTATTACAGAATTACCATAATTGATACGACTAGTTCAACATCTACTTTATATGATGATGTTTTTGCTAATGAAGATGGTTTTAAATTGACTTATGAAACCAATGATGATGACAGATTTACAGGCTTAATACCATCTAAAGTAGATTTATGCTTTTTTATTGATGATAATTCAGGAGACGGAAACCCAACAAATATTAATGGTATTTTAAATTCTATAAAAAAATCAGATTATAAAAGATGGCAATTAAAGATTGAAAATTCAACAGATGATTCTACTTACTATTTATTTTGGACTGGTAATTTTTTAAATGATATTAATCTAGAGGAAGATATTTCTTTGCCTAGAAAGATTAAACTGACTGCTATTTGTGGACTTGGTGCTTTGGATAATATACCTTTTAATGAAGAAATAGATTATACTTTTACTAATAAGTTTACATGTTATAGATATATTTTTAACTCTTTAACTAATGATGTTGATACAGAAAACAACTGGGATACTAATGATTTATTTATTAGAACAGTTGTAGATTGGACCAATTCTGTTATTACAAGAGATGCTTCTACTGACCCATTGAATTCTGCTAGATTTCAAGCTTCAGCTTATGCTCCAGTTGATGATAATGGAGTTAGAAACCCGAAAACAGCTTTTGTATTACTTAATGATATTTGTAAAGCCTTTGGAGCTAGATTATTTTTAAGTAATGGAGTATGGAGTTTTATTCAAATAAATACCTATGAACAAATGAATAGTGCTACTCCTCAATTTATTAGAGGTTATAAAAAAAATAATAATGGTAGCACACATACACCTGATTTTACTGCTAGTACAAATTTAAATAAAACAGAAGACGGAACAAACTTACAAAGATTAGCTGGTAATACTTTTGATGAATTAGCTATTTTAAAAGAAGCTAATTTAACATATGAAATGTTTGGAAGTTATGATTTATTACCTATCAATGTAAAAAGGGAAATCACTACAGGAGACATTACAAATGCAGCTGTAAATAACGCTATTGTTACTTGGAATGGTTATCATACTATCGGAACTGGATTTGAAACTGATGGTGACATTTATGGAATTAATGATTTAGTGTTAGCTAATGGCAACTCTATTATAAAATTTGAACTTGGAGAGATTACTCAAGTAAGTGGACTTACTATTAGAGTTATTAGAAAATTTAATAGAGCTTTTGATGGTACTTATTCTGATTTTAGTAATATTACTGGAGGCAATAATACAACTGTTTTATTTTATCATAGATTAAAATTAAGAAGTGGAGATACTATTAGATATGCGCGGTCAACTTATACGAATGGAGGTTTAGCTCCTTGGACTTCTAATAATGTTTTTGGAAATGCTCCTGATTATAACAGTCCATATACTTTTTTAGGTGATAGCACATTATTTAATGCTACACCAACTAATACATTTGATTTAAATTTTGAAACTGCTGAGATTCCTTTTTCAGGAGATTTATCTTTTGAATGTTATGCCAAAGTTTATCACAGCTATGGTTCAAATGATCCTGATACAGGAACTGAAGTTACAACACCTTCAGACCAACAAAAGTTCTTTATTTTTTCTGCTCCTGAAAATGCAGAGGATCAATTAATTCAATCTTATATAAATGGAGAGTCTACTAGCAAACAAATTTTTAGAAGTACTCAAGACATTAAAAATGGTATAACTTATGAAGTCGGAGAAGTATTTATCGGCTCAGGTCCTTCAGCTTCTAATCAGGGAGCATTAGAGAGTTATAATGGTAGTACTTTTGATGAGGGTACAAATGTAAGTTGGGTCGCTTATGGAACTGGTGCTGGAGAAAAAATAAGTAATTTATTACTTAATGAAATTATGAAAGGTCAAAATGATGGAGCTTCTATTTTCAATGGTAAAATTAAAATTCTATCAAATAATGTTCTGACATCAGGATATAAATTTGAAAATGGAATTACAATAGATTCAAAATTCTATATTCCTTATCAATGCACATTTATAGCTAATGAAGATATTTGGGATGGTGAATGGTATGAAATAAACACTGGCTCACCCACTTTAACAAATACCATTGAACAAGAATCTTTACAAACTACAACTAATAATACATCTTCTTCAAATACTTGGTAAAATGAGTCTTCAACAATATCTTAATAATAAAGTATTAGCTACCATATCAGTAACAACTACAACTGATACTTTGACCTCTGTTTCTATTTTTGCTCCTGGATTACTCATGGCAAACAGTGGAGATGTTGTTACTATAATTCACAAAGGAACTGGTAGACAATATGACGTTACTTTGACAACTGATTTAACATCTACATCTACAAGATTAGAATTTAGCTCAACTACATTTGATACGATAATTCCTGAAGGTAGTATTATTATAGATAAAAATAATACTTTTTATGAAAGAAATAGAAGCAGCTTACAATATATAAATTTCTCAAGTCAAGTTGCAGCTACTCAAAATTGGAAAACTTTTTCAACTAGTGGTATTTCTAATCACACTTGGAACACTGAGACTTCAGATACTGGAACGACAGTTGACACATCTCAAATTACTGGTATATCAACCTCTATCCAATCTGTTGGTATTGTAGTGCCTTTTGATTGCACTTTGATAGGATTTAGAGCAACAATTTTTAGAGTTGGAAATTTTCAAACTGCTGTTGGTTTATTTTGTGGAACTCCTCAATATAATGATAATGCTACTCAAGACTTTACTTTAAGAGCTTATGGAGCTGCTGATAATTCTGCTGGACCTGACTCTAATTATTCTCAAAGACCAGTAAAAGCAGAAGACTTAACAAGGTCATTTTCCCTTAGTGCTGGAGATATTATTTTACCAGCTTTTAATAGTGTAACTAATGATGGAGGTAATGCTAGAATAAGTTACACACTAGTACTTAAAACATATAAACTATTATGATAAAAGAAGAATTAAAAAAACTTAAAATTGATATAGAGGATGCTATGTTGGGTGGTGATTATGAAACTGTTATAATAGTACTAAAATTAATTATTGATAAAATAGAAGAACTAGAAAAAAAATGAAAAACATACTAAAAGAATGTGCTGACGTTCTTACACTTAACATAACAACTTTAGCAATCAGTTTTACTCAAATAGAAATGATGCTAAAAATTATTCTTTTGCTTTTATCAATCATATATACAGGCAATAAAATTTTAAAAAGCAGAAAATAATGGAAGATATATTAAAATTAATAGAAAGTTATGGATTATCAGTAGTTTTATTGTTAGGTAGTTTATATGCTTTGTATAGATTTTTCTTTTTTAGTATTGTTGAGGTAAAATCTCAATTTAGCAAATATCATGAAAATAACGCTAAGGATATGCAATATATAAAAAGTAAAATAGACATCATATTAGAATTTATTAAAGAAAAGAAAAAATGAAAAGATTATTTTGTAACATATTATATTATTTGAGTTTTAAAAAAATATGTCTTGGAAATTGTAACTGTATCATAAAATGAAATACTTTAAGATAGAGGAGTTTAATTGTGATGGAGAGATATGTTTTGATAAAATGGATGCTAATCTTTTGAAAATGTTAGATGATGCTAGAGGCTATGCTAACACTCCTTTTAAATTAACTAGCACTTGGAGAAGTGTAGAGAAAAATAACTCATTAAAAAATAGTTCTAAAAACAGCAGTCATCTTAAAGGTATGGCTGTTGATATTGCTTGTTCAGATAGTGTAACTAGACAAAAGATAGTTAGTGGATTGATTAAAGCTGGATTTACTAGAATTGGTATATCAAAAACATTTATACACTCTGACAACGACTCTAAAACTGATGCTATATGGCTATATTAGGTAATATTTTAGGAAACTTATTAGGGAAAGCTGATAATATAGTTGATGAGGTAATTACATCTCAAGAGGAAAAAATGCAGTTAAAAAACGAGCTGCAAAAAATTATTCAAGAGCAAGAGGCTCTGATAGAACAAGAAGTTACTAAACGATGGGAGTCAGATAACTTACAATCTAGCTGGTTGCCTCGTAATATTAGACCCTTAGTTCTAGCTTGGCTAGTAGTTTCTACTACTTTACTTATATTTATAGACGCTGGAGTGATAGACTTTATTGTAGATGACAAATGGGTAGACCTTTTACAAATAGTTCTAATAACTTGTATCGGTGCTTATTTCGGCTCAAGAGGATTAGAGAAAATAAAAACTAAATGAAAAACCAAAAAAGGTATAGATTAAAGCCTGATGAATGGAGTCTTATTGATAAATATAGACACTATAAAAAACAAAAAGTTGAACAAAGTAATGTCTTAGTTATTGGTGATTTACACGAGCCTTTTTGTCTTGAGGGTTACTTGGAGTTTTGTCTCGATACCTACCATCATTATAAATGTACTGATGTTATATTTATAGGAGACATAATAGACAATCATTATTCCAGCTATCATGAGTCATCGCCAGATGGTTTAGGTGGTGGAGATGAGCTAGAATTAGCTATAAGTAAAATATCAAATTGGTATAAAGCCTTTCCAATAGCTAAGGTAATAATAGGAAATCATGATAGAATGATTATGAGAAAGGCTCAAACATCATCAATACCTAGCAAATGGATAAAGAGTTATAAGGATGTTTTAGAAGTACCTCAATGGGACTTTAAAGAAAGATATGTTTTAAATGATGTGCAATTTTTACATGGTGAAGCTGGTACAGCAAGGACTAAATGCAGAGCTGACATGATGAACACAGTACAAGGCCATTTACATACGAGCTGTTACACAGAAAACTATGTCGGTGCTAAATACAGAATTTATGGTATGCAAGTGGGTTGTGGGATTGACTTTAAATCTTACGCTATGGCTTATGCTAAGGCTGGAAAAAAACCAGCTATTGCATGTGGAGTTATTCTTAACAACGGAAAAACTCCTATAAATGTTATGATGGAATTATAATTTTTATATATTTGCTCCGTTTTGGTTATAAAATAAATGTTTTTTAGTGTTTATTATATTGTTTGAGGGAGGATATTTTAGCGAATATCCTCTTTTTTTATGCTTATATTTAAAAAGTTTGACATTTTTTTACTCTAGTAAATGAAAATAAATACACTTTTTTTGTTAAAAAGTTTGCACAGAATCACAAAGTATATTACTTTAGCAGCATCAAACTAATATTAACTAAAATTAAAACAATGACTACATTCAAACCCAACACAGTTATACAAGCTGGTAACCACTTAGTAAGCATAGGTAGGGAAACACATTTTGTAGCAATTTTATCGCCTTTTACACACAAATTTGTTGAGCAAAAAAGAGCAAAGACAAATAAGAGATTACGTAAAGTAAAACGTAGTGACCTTAAAACTTGGCTAAGTTGTGACACTGATTTTTGTTTCGAACGTATGAGTGACAAAATGACTAAGGAATTAATATCTATACTAAAAGGATAATTAATAATCACACACCACCACCTCCTACTGAAATAAATGCGAGGTTTTGGTGGTATAAAACAAACTAAAACAATTAACAATGAAAGATTTATACAAACCAACTTACTTAGATGCCAAATTAGAGCTTGGAACAGAAGTACAATTTTTTAGCTTTAGTTTGACTAAATTATGCTCTTACACAATGGTTTTAGCGTTTCTAACGATACTTCTATTGTTTTTTATACCAACATACTACACAGAGGTTTTAAGCCTTTATACTGGCTCTTTTATTACTATGTTGGTTTTTTATATTAAATATGGAACTAATTAAACTAATATGGAGAAATTAACAGACAAACATATACAAGCTCAAGCATTACAACATCTTTTGATACATTACGAGAAAAAATACGATAGGTATAAAGAATTAGATAGAGATGACATTCTAAAAAATTTAGAATTGTATATAGCAAAAATCAGAAGAACTCTAGTCAATGTGTTAGAGGAGCAAGAAGAAAACAATTATAAACCTATAAAATTTTATTAAAATGCAAAAATTAGTTAAGTCAATAACACCTCAAGGCTCTTTTGAATCTCAATGGGGTACATTCTTCAAATTTATACTTGAGTTTGAAGATGGAATGAAAGGCGAATATCTTTCAAAAAGTGAAAATCAAAATAAATTCATAGTTGGACAAAATGCTTCAATAGAGGTTACGACTCGAGAATATAATGGAACAACTATCAACAAAATAAAACCAGCATCAACTTTTCAAGGTGGAGATAAAAGCTATACACCAGCTCCAAAAGATAATAAGACTCAAGAGTATATTATAAAGCAGAACGCTTTGACAAACGCTTGTAACATAGTCGGTGAGGCTGATATACCTAAGATTATAGAAATTGCTGACGCTTTTAAAGATTATGTATTAAACGATGTAAAACCAAAATCAACAAACAATGGAACAGACCTACCTTTTTAGTAAAGAATCAAGAGATCAAGTTTATGACTATGATACTAGCTATTGTTTTAAATTAAGACGTGGTAAGGGCTGGTTGCACTTAAACAAAAAAGCAACAAAGCTAGTAGAACATGATGACCATTATGAAGTTAAGTTAGCTGATTGGTATATTAATATTGGAGATAAATTTATTTCAGATATTATAATTAGACAGGATCAATGTAAAGAGCTTCAAGAATATTATCTTAAAACAAAAGTAAATGAACAAAATAAATAAAATAGTTGAGACAGCTTGTTATGTTGGAAACATATCTTTAAAAGATTTTAAAAGCAAATCAAGAGAAAGACATATTATAGACATAAAAAGAATGACTTATTCAATAATAAGAGAGTCTTTAAATGTACCTTTTACAGAAATTGCAAAACATTTCAACGTAAACCATGCTACTATAATACATCACTGTAAACTCAATAGAGAGCTATTAGAGACTGATAGTTATTACTTCAAAAAATATAATACTATCTATGAGCTTGTAAAAAGTGACTTAAACCTAGTTGATGTCAAAGAGCTGTCTAATTTAATACAAAGACTAAATACTAATAAATTAATAAAATCAAAACTAAATCAACAATTAACTAAATTTTATAACAATGAAGAAATTATCACAAAAAGATAAGGTGCTTAGACATCTTAAACAAGTTGGACCAATAACTCCACTAGAAGCTTTTAATGATTATGCCATTATGAGATTAACTTCTAGAATATGTGAGCTAAAAGATGAAGGTCACAAAATTAAGTCCGAACTAATATCAAGCAAAAATAGATTTGGAGAAAAAGTATCATTTTCAAAATATACGCTTGATGAAGCGAATTAGAGTAGAGAAGTCCAAGAACTTTACTACAATCAACAATGAGTTCATATTTAATAAGAACTTATCGTTAAAAGCTAAGGGGTTGCTCTGTCACCTCTTGGCTTTGCCTAACGACTGGAAGCTTTACGTTGAGGAGGTTGAGAAATGGAGTACAGACGGAAAGGCTGCAATCTATTCAGCGTTTAAGGAACTAACTTCTAATGGCTATATGAAAAGACAGCAAATTAGAGAGAAAGGAAAGATAGTAAGCTGGGATTATATAGTCTATGAAAAACCACATACCGATTTTCAAGAAATAGAAAATCAAGATATAGAAATTCTAGATGTAGAAAATCAAACACTACTAAATACTAATAATATTAAATACTTAAATAAACTAAATACTAATAATACTAAAATAGAGAGGGATTATCCTTTTGAATTAAATTTAGATGCTTGGAATTTATGGAAAGAATTTAGGAAAGAGCAATTTAAAACTACCTATAAACCATTAGGACAGGCTGCTGCCATTTCTAAGCTACTAAGAATCTCCAACAACAACAAAGAAATCCAGGCGCAAATTATTCAACAGTCTATTGAAAATGGCTGGAAAGGATTATTTGAGCTTAAAACAGAAAAACAAACCAAAGTTCAAAAGATTTTAAGCAATTATCACAAAGGACTTGAAATGATAAATAAGGAATATGAATAAAAAAAAACAAGTTTGGTATCTTTATTCTTATGATATAAAAGAACTAAAAAAACAATGTTATGATATTATTTCTACACTTTATGTTCAATTAGGACAAGCTCCAGAGGCTGAGATAATAGTTCAGATGACTAATCTATTTTGTAAAGACTTAGCTACTAATTATGGCTCAATGGAATTAGAGGAGGT